GCAACACTGGTACATTGACGCTACCAACAAGCACAGACACATTAGTAGGTCGAGCAACAACCGACACACTGACCAACAAGACCGTTGAGGCTGGCACGTTCACCAACGGCTACACGGAGGAAGTTTTCACTGGCAACAGCTCAACAGCCATCACGCTGGACTTAGCAAACGGCACAGTGCAGATCATCACGCTGACAGGTAATTGTGTATATACATTTCCCACGCCAGTAGCTGGCAAGAGTTTTACCTTGATACACCTACAAGACGCAACAGGCTCACGCACAGTCACATGGCCTTCCACGGTTGATTGGCCTAGCGCAACTGCACCAACGCTGACGGCTACGGCATTACAGGCTGACAAGTTTGTGTTTACAGCCATCAGTGGTACAAGCTGGCTGGGGTCAGTGGCTGGACAAAACTACACCGTCTAAGGGCTGTTATGTTCTCAAGCAACAGTTCACAGAGTAGTTTTGTAGTAGATGGACGTACTCTATATTATTTTGTCGCACCTTGGATTCCGGGGATACAGAGTAATCAGACTGAACAGGGGCCTGCAACTGTAACAGTTTCATCTGATGAAATAAGCTGGATTGTTCCCGCTGGCATTACAGTTATTAGTGCAGTTTGCGTAGGGGCAGGCGGTGGTGGTGGTGGTGGACGTGCCACGCTTACGGGTGCTGTTCGCGCTGGTAATGGTGGCGGTGGCGGAGCTTTAACTTATGCAACGATTGCAGTAACACCGGGAGAAACTCTTTTATTGGGCGCTGGTCGTGGAGGTTACTATGGGCTAGGAGACGCTTCTGTGCCTGCTACATCTGGCGTTGATGGTGGCGATAGTTATATAAAACGGGGCGCTACTTACCTACTGCGAGCGGGAGGTGGATCAAAGGGGACATCCGCAACTCCTGTTAGCGCAGGGGGAGTTACCTACGGTTACTCTGGCGGAGCTGGTGGCACGGGCGCTCTTGGCGGGTCGGCTGTTATTGGGGTATCTAATTTCCAATCTGGTGGCGGTGGCGGTGGAGGAGCTGGCGGGTATTCTGGCGCTGGAGGAAATGGTGGTACTGGAGCCTCTAATTCTGGCACTGGCACTTCGGGTACAGCGGGAACTGGCGGCGCAGGCGGTGGTGGTGGTGGCGGGTCTCGGGATGGGGTACAGGCTGCATGGGGTGGCTCTGTAGGCTTGTTTGGACAGGGTTCAAGTGGGGCTGGCGGAATTGGTGCATCTACCACTGTTGATGCTACTTCTGGCGGGGCTGGTTCTGGCGGGGCTACACCTACTAGTGGATTGCCTTGGATTGGTAATGGTGGATATGGTGGGTTTGCTTACAATGATACCGTTTCTAATGGTGCGGAAAATGGAAATTTTGGCGGTTCAGGCGCAGTAAGAATACTAGCTGGGTCAAATTTATTCCCATCAAACGCCCCAGAAAATACAAACGAAGCCACTTTTACAACTACAGGTGCTAGTACATGGACAGTGCCAGTTGGAGTAACTTCTGTATCCGTAGTTTGTATTGGTGGTGGCGCTACAGGCATACGCAGTGACTCAGCAGCAAACGGCGGAGGTGGCGGAGGTCTTCGCTGGTACAACAATCTAACCGTTACGCCGGGCGACACTATAAATCTTTCCGTTGGTGTCGGTACTGCCACTACAGGTGGCGACACTTGGTTTAACGGAACTACTGCTGTTGGTGCGTCTGTTTATGCTCAAGGCGGTCAATTACGCATTGGAGGCGGAGGCTCAACAGTAGCTGGATCTATTGGCGGAACTAATGGCGGCGATGGGGGCACATCAACATCAACTACGTCTGGCGGCGGGGGTGGGGCTGGTGGCTACACTACGGCTGGCGGCGCGGGGGGCAATAGCACAACCAATGAGGGAGGCGTCTCAAGCGGCATAGGCGGTGGGGGTGGCGGGGATGGCGGCAACGTAAGTACATCAGGTAATGGCGGTGGCAGTGGGTTGTACCCCGGGGGCCAAGGCTATAGTAATCCTAAAGCCTCAAGCACTAATGAATCAGGGTTAAGTAGCGGATCACAAGCATCATCATTAAGCACCAGTGGGGCTGCGGGGCAATACGGTGCAGGCGGTGCTGGAAATGATTCAGGGAGTGGAAGTGCAAGAAGCGGATCGCAAGGAGCAATTAGAGTAATTTGGCCCGGAGACACCAGATCGTTTCCATACTTGGCAGGAAAATAATTATGTACGCAAAAATTGAAAATGGCGCGGTTGTTAGTTATCCTTTACAGCAAATTGATATTAAACAACTATTCCCCCACACCTCATTTACTACTGACTTTGCCAGTGGATTACCTGACGGATTTGTTCGGGTCTTACCGCACGGGCATCCTTACAACACAAATGAAAAAACAGTAACTGAAGGTACGCCACAGTTAATTGACGGGCAGTGGTTGCAATCATGGGTTGCCACTGACAAATACACTGCCGAACAGTTAGCACAACAAGCTGCTGACGACACCACGCAAAAGTGGGCGTTTTTAAGAGCAGAAAGAAACGAAAGACTAACCAACAGCGATTGGACGCAGTTGGCAGATACCAGCGTAGACAAATTGGCGTGGGCGGCATATCGGCAGTCTTTGCGTAACTTGCCTGCTGTTATTACTGACATTGACAACATTACTTGGCCTGACGCACCATGAGTGAGATAGACATCCGATTGACGAGCCACGAGGCCGTTTGTGCTGAGAGGTATGCACAGATCAACGCTCGGCTCAAGCGGCTCGAAGGTGTGATTATGAAGACCACGGGTGTCTTGATCGTCTCCATGTCAGCTATCGTCTACGCATCTCTGACGCTGGGCAGATGAAGTGGACTTCTTTGACGTCCTGTCAAAAGCCTGGCCTATCCTGCTGGCGCTGATCACCTTGATCATTGTCTTGGCAAAGTTGGATTTGCGCGTGGCGGTACTGGAAGAGAAGATTAAGGCTTTATTTGAAATGTGGAACAGGCGGGACAAATGATTGATCCGCTAACCGCATTTGCTGTAGCCCAAGGAGCCATAAAAGGAGTGCAAGCTGCCATCAAGATGGGTAAGGACATCAATGGCATCAGCGGTGACCTGATGAAGTTCTTCGAGGCGAAGGACGTTATCGCCAAGGAGTCAGTGAAGAAGCCAAAGGGCTTTGGCAAGAGTGATACGGCAGTTGCGTTTGAGACGGTGATGCAACTCAAGCAGCTCCAAGACGCAGAGAACGAACTGAAGCAGATGCTGATATGGTCAGGCAACGATGACGTGTGGAACGCACTGATGCTGGAGCGTAACCGCATGGTGGCTGAACGCAAGAAGGCAGAGGCAGAGAAGGCTCAAGCCAAGGCACTGAGGGCTAAAGAGATAAACGACATCCTGACCTTTGGCCTGTGGGCTGCATTGGTGGCTGTAGTGATTGGTTTAACCGCCTGGTTCACCTGGCAACTTGTGGGGGACACATGACGGACGATAAAGGCGCATTGATTGAAAAGGCCACATTTGCAATACTGCCACTGCTGTTTAGCTGCGTTGTGTATCTGATGTCGGCTCTGTCAAATCTCAGCCATGAGGTGACTATCCTCAACAGCAAGATCAGTCTGGTGGTGACTAGCGACAACAAGCAAGCCAGCAACTCAGGCGCTGAGTTGGCAAGGGAAAAACTGAGACAGGACTTGGAAAAAGAAATCCAAAAGAACCGAGATGACATCATGCACAACAGACAAGAGATTGCCGTGATCAATACCAAGCTGGAGAAGAAGTAATGGACTGGCTCAAACAAATTGCACCGACTATCGCCACTGCTCTTGGCGGTCCCCTGGCAGGCATGGCGGTATCTGCCATCTCCAAGGCCATTGGCGTGGACCCCGAGAAGGTGGGAGACATGATCAGCAGCAACAAGCTGACGGCAGATCAGATTGCAATGGTGAAGATTGCTGAGATTGAGTTGCAGAAGCAAGCGCAGGAGCTTGGCCTCAACTTTGAGAAGCTGGAGGTGGAGGATAGGAAATCCGCAAGGGATATGCAGTCAGCCACTAGGTCCATGATGCCGCCAATACTGGCTGGTGCCGTGACACTTGGATTCTTTTCCATCATGGTGATGATGTTCTTCAACCAGATTGACTCCAACAACCCCGCCATCCTGATGATGTTGGGCAGTCTAGGCACAGCTTGGACTGGCATCATTGCTTATTATTTCGGCAGTTCTGCTGGAAGCCAAGCCAAGACAGATTTACTTTCAAAGAGGTGACTATGAAACCAGGACTCTACGCAAACATCAACGCCAAGCAGGAGCGCATCAAGGCTGGCTCCAAGGAAAAGATGAACAAGGTCGGCAGCAAGGCAGCGCCTAGCGCCAAGGACTTTAAGCAAGCAGCCAAGACAGCCAAAAAGAAATGAAGACTCCAGCTTGGCAGCGCAAGGAAGGACAAAACCCCAAGGGTGGGTTGAATGCTGCTGGACG